GGGGACGGATCATTCATACTCCGATCTTCAGAGTATCTGTGTTCTTTATTTTCTGGGTGCTCCGAGCACTTGTAGTCATAAGTAGCCATAAAATAATTCTATAGCATAATAAAAAAGCCGTCCCGAAGGACGGCCTCTCTATTTAAGACTATTTATCTTTTAGGTTTTCAGTAATTAACTTGACCTCACAGGCATCTGTAGTGCAGTAGGCATCGCCAATAGCTTCCAGACCCATGCCCTGATATATACCGTCAAGAGAGATAGGGAATAGCTTTTCAGTTGCAGCTAGGTACTCTTCTTCGGTAATCTGGGTGTAAGGCATCTGAGGGTAGGTCATGTTGCCTGAAGGCAAGAATGACACAGTCTTTAGCTGACCGTCGTACATGTGGAGTACAGACTCAACGTGCTTAGCTTCTGTCTCAGGGTCAAACGAGATAGTTACAGATACAGAGTTATCTGACCAGTAACGCTGAGCAGTTGCGGCTAATGCCATCTTCTCAAAGATAGTTACATCGCGTTCTGCACGTTCCGCCTCTGACTTGATCGGGAAGTAGACAACAGTCGTGTGATCTGGATTAGATACGTCCGGCTCAACTGTGTAGTTAGCCATCTTGAACAACGCCAACATAGGATCATCATTTCCAAAACGGATTGCACGGTTGAAGAATTTACCACCCGGAGTCCAGTGGACACCCGGGCTCTCACCAGCAAGAATTGACACGGTACCTGATGGCTTGACAGTTGTGGTCTTGATTGACTCACGAATACCTAACCACTCCGAGTATGTAATGTCATACTTCTTGACTACCGCATAGCCCTCGTCCATCCAAGTACGTAGTTCTGGAAGACCCTTGCGGTCAGCAAAGTTAGCAATACCAGACATCGAGGTTCCGATACGACGGTTTCTCTGCATGATTGCGTTTGTCTCTTCCCAGTGAGTAGGTAGAAGAGTTACAGTCTTAGCGTATAGGTAGGCAAACTTCAAAGTACGAAGGTAGTCTTCCTTACTCTCGTGACGGTTTAGGTAGGTCTCAACAAGAGTACACATTTCGTAGCTCTCCAAAGACTGTTCAGCACAAGGGTTGTAGCCCATGATCCGATGGTCCTTGTTGTTGATTGGATCACCTAGACGACCGTACGCCTTAGATACATCTTCCCAAATAACTCCAGGCTCACCATTAAGGATGATTCCATCAATAATCTTTGAGAAGTCAGTTCCAACGTTTACCATAACTGAGTTGTTAGACATCCAACCCCAACCAGGGTTTTCAGAGTCGTAAGAGTTACGAGCAGGAAACTTCTCAACGTTCTTTAGGTTTAGGAAGTTGTCGTCGTCAATACGGCCGATCAAAAGCTCAGCTGAACGGCGAACGTTACCTGACACAACACAGCGACCAATGAGGTTACCGATATCAGCAATATCAACTGTAGTTAGAAGCTCACCGGCACGACCGTTAAAGATCCCACGGATCTTTTCATGCAGTGCAATCAACGGATCTGGACCAGATGCTGTACCACCAAAGGTAGCAATAGGAGCACCGTACAGACGGATCTCGCTATAGTCAAACTCTACACTTGATTGCTCAGGCTTTAGGTATGAGTTGATCAAAGCAACAGTGCTCTCCTGCCAACCTTCACGGGTATCCGGAATAACATAAGCACCCTGAGCCTCACCGGGAGTGTAGATCTCAAAGTTTTTATCAGCACCCTTGTCATCAAAGCCAACACCCACCCCTAGCATCGATGCTTCCATAAGGAAAGCAAATGGCTTACCTGGGTTTGCTTTGGTCATTTCCAAAGTAGATACAAAAGCACAGTTCTGCAGAGCAGCCGAGTTCTTTTGAACGTTTACGATGTTAGTTCCCATGACCCAAAGGCCACGACCTGGAGGAGACCACTTGAGACGGAATAAAGAGTCAAAAAACTCTTTAGCTGAGGCAGCAGCCTTAGCATCGGACCATGGCAAGCGGTTCTGCTTTGCATGATCCTTTTGGATCGAGTATGTACCATTAGTAACACGCTCACAAACTTCGGCCCAAGTTTCCTTAGTGCCATCTTCTTTTTTGCGAGAGTACGTACGCAAGAATGTAATTTCGCCTACAGAGTTGCCAGCAGCATCTTTGTAACCGAAAGGGGATTCTTTTTGCTTGTACTCCGCTACGAACTCTTCATTTAATTTAAATGAGAACATATGTAGTTATACCTTCTTCTAGGGGGGAGTATTTGATGTTTTACTAGTATACCCCATAAATAAAAAAGGGAGTATTAGTCGTGATTTAAATATAGTGCGTCTACGATTTGTTTGCAAATCGGACATACCCTCAGTTTTAAAGGGTCTCTGTGAGGCACAAACTCTATTCCGCATAGAGCTATTACGGTAGTTCCCATAACATACCCCTCTGTTACCTTGGCAGCTTCCGCATAATGTGCAAAATCTTCTGAATCATCTGTATCAGAAATATCAGTTCGTTCAAGCAGATTTGTACTAGACATATCTAATTATCTCCAAAATTTAAGGTAAGTAATAAATTAATAGTACCAGATTAAATAAGGTAAAATTATAGAATAACTCACACTTTAAGGACTTCCAATGAGCCAATACGGATCTTCCGACGTTTACAACATTACAGTCACACAAGGTGACACCCTATCTAGAGTCCTAACTTGGACTACTAATGCAAAAGTTCCTTATAACCTTACTGGTTACACAGCAAAGATGCAAGTCAGATCTTCAGCCGATTCAACTACTGTAGTGCTTGAACTGAGCACTGTCAATGGGTATATAGTTTTAGGGGGCATAGCCGGGACAATAACTTTAACGGTTCCAGCAGCTAATATGTCAATAGTTAATGCCGGACAGTATGTTTATGATCTTGAGCTAATTTCTGGAGGAGGACAGAAGACTACCATTGTAGAGGGGAATTTTAAAGTAAAAGCTCAGGTGACTAGATAATGTCTCCAATATATGAAGATCTCCCAAATAAAGTAATAATCAGCTCTTCAGATGTAAATAACATAATTATTCAAGATGAAGAAAATAAAGTAATTGTTTCCACTGTCGGATCGCAAGGTGCTACTGGATTACAAGGTATTCAGGGTGTACAAGGTACACAAGGAACCCAAGGACTACAAGGTTTTGGATATGCCCAACTTCAGGGTACTCAGGGTACTCAGGGTACTCAAGGTGTAACCGGATTACAAGGTATACAAGGTATACAAGGTATACAAGGTATTCAGGGTGTACAGGGTACACAAGGAATTCAAGGATCAACAGGGATTCAAGGAATTACTGGTACACAAGGTACTCAGGGCATTCAAGGAACGCAAGGTACTCAGGGTACTCAGGGTACTCAGGGTACTCAGGGTACTCAAGGATTACAAGGTTTACAAGGGTTACAAGGTATACAGGGGCTATTAAACAAATACACTGTATCGGAAACTGCTCCTACTATTGGAGTACAGAGTGGAGACCTTTGGTTCCGTTCCTCAACTGCACAGCTCTATATCTATTATGATAGCTATTGGATAGAAACATCTTCAAGCTATGTAGGTCCAACAGGTGTTATCACAGCAACTGCTCCAATTACATATAATTCTGGAACTCAAACAGTCGGAATTGATCAAGCATCACTATCTATTTCTACAGCAACACAAAATGCTCTTAATCTAAAAGCGGATACAAATCTAGCAATTGCATATGCACTTGCACTATAAGGAAAAATAATGAAGCAAATTATACAAACATATACATTTTCAGCATCAGCTAAAACAGTAACTTTTACTGAACTTGATTCAATTGCTCTTGAGCGTATTCTTCTTATTACAAATACAACTAGAAACATAATTATCTATAACTTTGCTGACCCAACTAAGGGCGGAACAATTGAAACAAATGTGCTGACTTTAGCAACAAGCACAGCTGGTATGGCAGATACAGATAAGCTAAATATTGTTTATGATGAAGCACCTAGGGATATAACATATGAACGAAATGTTGTTGGGACACAGAGGAGCTTCTTCAAAGATGGAATTAATACTTCTATTGCACAACCAGATTCATCTATTTGGGATATGACTCGTGATAGTAGTACCCACATTGTTAATACCGGTGGAGGAAGCAACGGCTCTGCGTATATTCGTATATCGTTAGACCCGTTTCTACAAGATAGTGGTGTAACCCTAACTGCTAAAAAACAATTTACCATGCCAGTTAGAGCATCATTTGGTGTATCTTCATCAATACGCTCAAGTCAAACAGAAACATTTTTTGGCATGGTCGGCTGTGATGTAAATGGAACAATTGCATATAACTCAACAGTATCTGATCAGACTTTAGCTGCTCAAACAGTAACAATTGCATCCAACATTGCTACATTTACACTAGTAAATCATGGTTTTGTTGCCGGTGATGTAATATCTATTTTTAATATTACAGCTTCTTCAGGAACACCAACATTCTTAAACATTCCGGTAGCTGTAGTTACTATTGGTAGCAAGGATACATTTACAGTTGGAACTGGTATTGGTACAGCATCCGTACCTATCACTGGTGGAACAGTAAGACTTTTAGACCCACTTTACTACGCTAAAAATGGTGTTGGCTTTAACTTCAACTCAGCAACAGCAACTTCTTCAAACATTATTGGTAGAAGAGACGGAGTTAAGTCAAGAAGACTATCTGCTCAGACAGTCGGAACTATTACTTCTGCTCAGACACTCACTGATTCTTTTTCTGATGCATGGGACTCAACAACTAATTATGAATTGGTTCTAACTAATGATGAAACAACTTTTAGAAGTTATCCTGCTGCTTCTACTGCTGGAGTCAGCAGCACGCATAAATTAACTCAACAAACTCCAGATGATTCTATCTACTATAAGCCTTACATTAGAGCTAGAAATCTCCCATCAATGTCTAAGCCATTTGCTAGAATTACTTCAATTTCAAAATCTGGAACTACTACAGCAACTATTACTTTTGATGCCGCACATGGGCTATTACAAAATGACACATTCGGTATATATGGTGTTTTGAATGGAACTGATTTTCCATCAGCATCAACTTATGCTGTTGCTTCTGTAACTAGTTCTACAGTGATTACGGCAGTCATTGGCACAACAACTCCAACAACTACATCTACTGGTGGTTTTGGTTATGTAATAAATAACAATGCTACTAACAGTTCGCCAATAGTAAACTCTATTCAATCAATTACTAGAACAAGCAATGTTCTTTCTGTTGTTGGTGTGAATACTTGGTCTGGAGTATCAGTTGGAGATTATGTAAATCTTTATGGAATGACTGGAACTGGTGCATCAGCTTATGAGGGTGCATATAAGGTTCTTCGATTAAATACAACTACCCTTGAACTTCAGTCAACGGGATCAGATTTTACAATTATTGCTACTGGTGGTGGTGTTTTAAGAAGAACTGATGTGAGAATTCACTTTGTAAGAGTGACTGACTTTACTAAAAATATTACTGAAATCTATGGTGGCAAGGGAAGCACAGTTGATGCTAATAACGCTGTTTCAGTCGTGGTAGCTTCTAGTATTACTCAATCTAGCGGAAGCAATGCAACTACATGGTCAGCTGCTGGATGGGGTGGCTTCCTTGTAAATGATGTTACATCAGCAGCTATTACTACTACTACTAATTCATCTACTATTACGCCTGGTTCTCTAAATAACGTTGGAACCTATGCGCATTCATTTAGCGTATCTGTTACTGCAGTATCTGGAACAACTCCAACTATGGATGTAGGTGTAGAAGAATCCCCTGATGCTGGAACAACATGGGTTCGTATATATGATTTCCCACGCATTACTGCAACTGGTGTCTATTACTCACCTCAAATTCTTGCTACTTGGGGAACTAGATATAGATATGTAAGAACTGTATCTGGAACTACACCTTCATTCACACACGCAATCAACCGCATCCAGTTTTCCACTAACCCTCAATTTTTTCGTGAATTTCACGATAGAACAATTATCCCAACAACACTAAGTTCAACTACACCAACATATTTTGTAGATGGTTGTTTTAATATTTCGCTTGTAGTTTATGCCGGAACAGTCACCACAACTGCCGCTGGTTACCAGTTGGAAGGTTCTGAAAACAACACTGATTGGTACTCAATTGGCTCTGCTGTAACTCCCGCTTCAACAGTCACTTCTGTGACTTTCAACGCCAATACAACGCCAAAGTTTATTCGCGTAAGAATATCCTCCGCAGGTGTAGCAATCACTGGTCACTATGTTGTAATTAAGGCTCTAGGTTAAACAAGATGACAGCAATTGATTTTCCAAACTCCCCATCCGTAAATGAAACATTTACGGTAGGCGATCGTACCTGGAAATGGACAGGGTCTACTTGGGATATTGTTGTTACAACTCGAGTCACTGGTGCACAAGGTACAATTGGTGCTCAAGGCACACAAGGCACACAGGGACTAACTGGAATTCAAGGTACTCAAGGTACTCAAGGTGTTCAGGGTCTACAAGGTACTACAGGTACTCAAGGTGCCACTGGCTTACAAGGTACTACAGGTACTCAAGGTACTCAAGGTGTACAAGGTACTACAGGTACTCAAGGTGCCACTGGCTTACAAGGTACTACAGGTACTCAAGGTACTCAAGGTGTACAGGGTCTACAAGGTACTACAGGTACTCAAGGTGTTCAGGGTCTACAAGGTACTACAGGTACTCAAGGTGTTCAGGGTCTACAAGGTACTACAGGTACTCAAGGTGTTCAGGGTCTACAAGGTACTACAGGTACTCAAGGTGTTCAGGGAACTCAGGGTCTATCTGTCCAAGGAACCCAAGGCCTACAAGGTTTTGGCTATGCTCAGTTGCAGGGTACTCAAGGTATACAAGGTATACAAGGTATACAAGGTATACAAGGTATACAAGGTATACAGAGCACTCAAGGTATTCAAGGCTTACAAGGTGATTCTGGTACCCAAGGAACCAATGGATTTACCGATTATCAAACATATACATTCATTTATAGATAGGAAACAAAATGGCAGCAACCCCTCAATTTGCAGCAACAGTTAGAACAGGTGCAGTATCCATTGGTACTGCAGATACTAGCCGTACAGCACCTACTAACGTAGGTACTTTATTTAGTGCAGGTTCTAATCATTCTAGGGTAGACGAAATAGATATTGTTGCAACAGGTACTACTACCGCAGGTGTAGTGCGTATTTTTGTTTACAATGGATCAACCTATTACTTGCTTAGAGAAGTTCTTGTTTCTGCAATTACACCTTCAACAACCGTAGCGGTATTTAGCAACACAATTATTTTTAGCAACCTAGTAATTCCTTCAGGTTATTCAATCCGTGTAACAACTAACAACGCAGAAACATTTCATGTAACAGCATTTGGTGGAGACTTTTAAAAATGAATAAAGGTGCCTTACACGGTTATGGATTTAGCCCTACAGATGTAAGCCTTCAGCGTGTCATAACCTCTACAACCAGTTCTATAGGTATTCCAGCAGATGTAAAATTTGTGTACGCTGTTGTAGTTGGCGGCGGTGGAGCAGGTGGCGGTAACTCTGCTACACAAGGTGGCTCTGGTGGTGGCGGAGCAGGGGCCGTAATCCAAGGTTGGACTTTAGCCGTAAACTCCGCTGTAATTGGTACTGGAGGAACTGCTACTTCAGCAGCAAAAGGCGGTACTGGTGGAACAACTACTTACAGTATTTTCACAGCACAAGGTGGTTCTGGAGGTGGCTATCCAGCTTCCACAGCAGGAGTGGCAGGAACAAATGGTGCTGGAGCAGGTGCCCCTGGAGCAAGCACGACTACTGCTGGAGCAGCAACTGCTGGAGCTTTTCTTGGCTACAACTACGGCGGTGGAGGTGGAGTAGCAGCAATTTCTGCTGGAACTCCAGGTAACGGAGAAACAGGAGCATCAGGTGGAGGAGGCGGTCCAGTTACCGCAACCGCATCTGCCGCATTAGTCGGTGGAGCAGGAGGCTCTGGACTTGCTGGAGGTGGCGGAGGTGGAGCATACAACTCTACAAGTTCTACACTTACTGGAGGTGCTGGTGGTAACGGAATTTATCCAGGCGGTGCTGGAAGAGTTGTAACTGGTACAGGTGCTTCTGGAGGTGGGGGCGGCGGAGTTTATGGACCTGGAGTTTCACCAACTACAACTACAGGTGGTGCAGGAGGCATCGGTGGCGGTGGTGGCGGTGGAGTAGGAACTACTTCAACTGCTGGAGGAGCTGGAGGACAAGGTATCGTTCTCCTGTATTGGTAGGTAATTATGAATAAAGGCACATTAAATGGATTTAATAAATCCACAAATGATTTAAAACTCCAGCGTGTAATTTTAAATACAGGATATGTCGACATCCCATCAAACATTAACATCGTCTACGCAGTTGTTGTAGGTGGTGGAGGCGGCGGCGGCGGTATGGCTACTACCAACCTTGTAAGCGGCGGTGGAGGTGGCGGTGGATCAGTTATTCAAGGTTGGACTATTCCATTATCATATGCAGTAATCGGTGCTGGAGGAGCAGGTCAGGCTGCTAGAGGTAGTAGCGGTGGAGCCACAATATACGCAAATTTTTATGCTTCAGGTGGTGGTGGAGGGGCTGGAAGCGGTACTTACACAGGTATTGCTGGTAATGGTTCTGGTTCTGGAGGCTCTTCTAGTGGGGTGGCTACTCAAGGTGCTTCTATTACTGCAACATCGATGGGCATCACTTTAGGCGGTGCTGGCGGAGCGGGGAATGCAGGTAACATAAGTTCTATCTACGAGGGCTATAGTGGAGAGGCTGGCTCAGGTGGTGGCGGTGGAGGTGGAATCTACACTAATGATCAAACAGATATTGTAGGCGGAACTGGAGGATTTGGACTTACTGGCGGGGGTGGTGGTTCTTGTTACTCAACAGGTGTGGCAGCAGTTCAAGGCGGTAACGGTGGAGACGGAATCTACCCTGGAGGTTTAGGACTTCCTTATGTTTACGGAGATTTAATTATGGTTGCTGGGGGTGGAGGTGGAGGTGGAGTTGTCGGACCTGGAGGTTCTCCAAAAGATTTACAAAACCTAAGTTCAACAACTTCATTATCAATTCCATCTACCGCATCGGCTAGAACATTTTATGTAAGCGACACTAAAGGATTTGTAACTAACTGTGCAGTTAAAATTAGCGTAGTTGGTGACCCTTTTAGTTATGTCGCAGGTCGGGCTACGGTAATTACTAATACTTATGTAAGCATTTCATCTTCAAACATGACTGACTTTAGCGGTCTTGGAACCTATAACAACTGGGTTATTGAGTATGATCCTTATGGTGACGGAGGTGTTAGCAAAAACGCTGGCGGTGTCGGAGGAATCGGTGGAGGCGGAGGTGGAGCTGGTAGCGGAACTAGCACTCCGGGGGGAAATGGAGGTCAAGGTGCAGTTCTGCTGTACTGGTAAAAATTATGATTGTTAATAAAAAATTTGGATTTGTTCCTTCTGGATTAACTTTACAAAGAACAATACTTTCTACTGGTTATGTTGATATTCCATCCAACATCACTCAAGTTTTTGCGGTAGTGGTTGGAGGTGGCGGTGGGAGTTCTCTTACCATAAATGGTTCCGCAGGGGGTGGCGGTGGTGGCGTGGCTTTTGGGTATGTAACTGCAAGAAACTACGCAATAGTAGGCGTTGGCGGAGCTCAAGACGAAGCAACATCTGAAGGCTTAAGTGGCGGTAGAAGTTCTTATGGCGGTTTATCTGCTAATGGCGGAGGTGGCGGTGGCGGGCTAATTGCTGGAAAAGCAGTCACTGGTGCTGGAGGTGGAGGCGGTGGAGTAAGTGCTGCTGTTCCATCCCCTCCATCCTCTCCATCCCCACAAGCAGGTGGAGTGTCTACTGCCCTTTTTCTTTACAAAAGTGGTAGTGGTGGTGCAGGAGCATCAGGTAGCGAAGTAACCGCAACATCGGGGGGAAATGGCACTTCTGGCGGTGGAGGAGGTCTTGCTTACAGCAATGCTGCTGGAGACACATCTACAATTACTGGCGGAAACGGTGGAAACGGACTTACTGGAGGCGGTGGCGGAGAGGCTACAAGTGATAGTTCTCTCACTACTCTTCTCGGCGGTGACGGCGGTAACGGAGTTTACCCAGGACAACCAAGAGATGTAATAACTGGTTTTCCTGGTTCTGGAGGAGGAATTTTAGGGTCAGGTGACTCATTTGGAAGAGGCGGTCTTGGTGGGGGCGGTGGAGCAGGAGGCTCCGACGGAGGAGATGGTTGTATATTATTATTTTGGTAAGGAGAAAAAATGCCTAATTATGCAGTAGTAAATCCACAAGGTGGAGTAGTGTCAAACATTGTAGTTGGCAATGATTTAGAGTCGGTCAAAGAAGTAATCAGTGATGTCGTAGAGATTACTGAAGAAACTGGTGTAGCTGGTATTGGCTACACATGGAACCCTGCAACTGGTACTTTTAGTTTTGAAGAGTAGTTAAACAGTAACATTAAAAAATTCTTGATTACGAATTGCTAAATTTGGATTTACCCAAATTTGGTCTTGTATTCCAGAACCCCATTCGTAATAAATATCAACCAATACAAATCCTTGATTTTTCATAAAAACAGTAATTTCAGCGGTAAGAATATGGTTGTCGTGAGTTGGATTAGTTTCAGTCTCAACATGCAATAATTTGACATGCTTCAGTCGATCACCAAATCCTTCAATAACTTGACCACTAAATCCCTCGGTATCAATTTTTACTACATCAATAATTCCATCAATACCGATGTTGCTTAAAAAAGTATCCATACGAGTTACGGGGACAATAACTTTGTCAATAATTCCAATAAAATCTTTTGGGTACATAGTATTTTCTTTACTAGCCATAGAAGAACATCCAGCAAGTTCTTTATTGTCTGAGTTTACTTGATAAAAAGTAGTCTCACCATCAAAATTTGAAATAGCAGTATATTCAACAATCATCCATGGATGTAATTTTTTTGTAAGTTCTACAGCCTTAACGCTTGCATCTACTGCAATAACTGTAATTCCATTTAGTCGGTCAGATAAGTACTTAGCATCATCGCCATCACGAGTCCCAATATCAATAATAATAGGGGCATCAACACCAAAAAATTTACGATAGTTAGTGACTACTGGCTCAAGCGGATCTATCTCCTCTAAATTAATTCCTATTTTACGAAGATTATTTTTAACCGCAATTTTATATTCTCTAACTAAATTTTGCTTTTCCAGTCTTAGTAGTATTTTTATGCTTTCATCTTTTCGACCAATCCACCAAGCACTTATAGCAACTTGAAACTCTAAAGAATAGTCTCCGTGATACCCATCAATATCAATAGGAAGTCGAACCAAAGGATTGTCCAACATCATCAAACCAATTGTTGCGTAGGTATAGCACTCCTGCCAGTTTCCATCTTTTTCATAAAATCTTGACAAAAGAAAATATGCTTCAGGTCTTTTTGGTAAATGGGCAATTGCTTGAAGAATTACATTAGAGACAGTATTTCTCCTATCTTTCTGACCCTCAATGCAGATAGATATTCTAAGCAAAGAAGCATAGGCAATAAGAGGTTCAGTTTCATAGCCGTACTCAGCCGCACGCAAATAAAATCCAACAGCAGATGCCGTCTGACCTAATTTTTCATACTCAACGGCAATATCAAAGTTTTTCTTGGCATCGAGTGGGTCACTAAAAGCCTCAACAACAAGTCTTTCAATAATCTCATTAGAACTCATAAGTCAATGCCTCCGAAATAAGTTCTTCAACAACAAGCTTAGGAGTTCTCAAAATAAAAGCAGCGTTGTCTTGGACACCAAAACTAATCAATAAATCGTCTCCATACTTAGCAGCACCAGCAACAAACTCCACCCTTGCTTCTAAGAATGTAAGCGGTCTAGGAGATAACCCAATTAGGTTGAACTGCTCATCCCAAATAACTAATCGATGTCTGTAGATACCATCTTTTTGATCAAGATAGTTTTTGAACAAATCAACTTCGTGAGTGATTGCAATGTACACATTTCCCCACCGAACAACTTGAGAACTACCACGTTGGTCTTTAAGTGGAGTAAGTCCTTGATTCAACATAACCTGCTCACATCTTGCTGGCAGCTCTGGATAAGTTCTAACAACTTCAGTCGGAGATGTCCACTTCACAAAATGAAACGGTTTGTCAAGAATCGGCATCCAGTTCTTTTCGCAGTAAGAATTGTTTGCTCCAGGAGCAGGAATGCGAATACGAGATATTTCTTTTACTTCCCAAGTCTCCTCATTGATAGTAATCTCGCTAAGTTCCATACGACCCTCACCATGAGTTGTCGTATCTCTTCTAACTCCAATGATGTAGTATTTACCATCCCACTCAACGAGGCGACAATCTTCTTCACCAGTAAACTCCCATAAAGGTTGCACATCTAGTTCTGAAGTGTCAACCAGTCCGTGCCCAACCATAGACAAGTTTTCATCTAGCTTACAAATGTAGTTAGTTGTGCGAAGCGCTTGATCTTGCTCAGGGTGTAGGTAGGACATCGGCCCCCACCTGCTGTTGAACCGTTGATTGTTTTCCGAATGATAAAGAGTGTAATTTACATGACGTAAATTTACAAAAATCTCATCTTTTGAATTAACAAAAACAGATGGATTCATAAGTCCAGTACCTGAAGTTAGTTCATCTGATATAATAATAATAGGAGCAATCCTGCCCCCCTGAAAAATCGATCTTTGAACCAAATTATTTGAAGTCATTTATACCTACTCTTTAATGTGTTCAGTATATCAAAGTATCATATTTATCCACTAAAATATGATTTAAATAGTAAAAATCAGATAAAATTAAGTACGATAGAATTATTTAGCAAGTAAAATAAATACAAACTACAAACTAAGGAAGACAAATGGCTGAACAAGACCAAATTGAACTAATCGGAAATGTACTAAACATTACCCGTGAACAACTAACTCGCTCTATGAATCTAAACGCAGAACTTGAAGCCCTTCTTGGTGCCGAAAGATCTAAAGTTGCAGAACTAGAAAAGCAGCTAGCTGAACTCACTGGAAAAGAATCTAAAGATAAAAAGTAACCCATGAGCACTTTTGAAGTTAAAGATGGAGCTAGAACGCTTCAATTTAACGGCAAGCTGCTTGGAAAATCTAGCTCTTACAAACGTGGATCCAATCGATGGATAGAGTTTGCACTCTATAAAACCGAGAGCGGATCTTACGTTTTGTCTAGAGTAGGTATCTCCTTAATCTTTCACGGTGCAGCATGTCCGTTAGTTAAAAGATATGATCTACATGAAATAGACTACAATCTTTTAACTAAATCATCTACTCCGTGTGAACAATGTAGACCAACTCAAGAAGCTGAATTAGTTTTTCCAGAAAAAGATCGTTTTTGGGCTCAAGTTAGTGCTGAAGCTAGTGCTATCCTAGATGCATTGTATAAATACGACGAGAATGGATCAAAGTACCTAACTTATGTTGCTCAGAATCTTCTTGAAAATGCTGGTAAAAACGACACAGGGATTGAAAAAATCTATAAATTTGAAATTATTCCATAAACCTACTAGTATGTCTGATATGGATAATAATCAGACTGAAGTTTTTTCAATACCCCACATGGACATGGTTGCTATAGAGCTCCACGAGATGTATCAATCTTTACAACGTGGAGGGTTTACTGAAAAAGAAGCTACTCACATAATTGGGATGACAGTTGCCTTCGGTGCTATGCTTCCAAACAAAGAGATGCATGACTCTCCAGAAACTCCACCAATGGATTTTGAAGATCCAGATGATGGATTAGATCTACTTTAAAAATAAATACAAGGACGGAAATGACAAACGGATTAAATGATGTACAACTCCATCTGGTTGATAGCGTAGAGTCTGCCGGCAAGTTTATAACTTGGCTGGGAGAACGTCGACCATATGATGCCATAGCTATTGACACTGAAACTGGAGAACGCGAAGGACGTCCACGCTCAGATGCTTTATCTCCATGGCATGGCGATCTGCGTTTGGTACAAGTTGGCGACGGAATGACCGGATGGTCTATACCCTGGAATGAATGGGGTGGAGTTTTCTATGAAGCTATGGACAAGTTTGATGGACAGATTGTTTGCCACAATATTGCATTCGAAGCCAAATGGTTTGAAATTAGATCGCGCTGGCGTATGCCTTGGCACCGTTCGCATGACACCATGATCATGGCTCAGTTGCTAGATCCACTAGGATCTGGTGCTCTTAAGAAACTTACTTCTCAATATGTAGACCCTAAAGCTGCTGCACTACAAGCTCACCTTGATGAAGAACTGTCTAAAAACGGCTGGACATGGGGCACTGTTCCAACTAACTTTGAACCTTACTGGGCGTATGGTGCTCTAGATACAGTTCTTACTATGCGTTTGTTTGAGCAATTCTGGGATAAGTGTGGACCTGGAAAACCTTATAGTCAGGCTTACGAACTTGAGATGGCTGCCCGTAAAATTGTTACCCGTATGGAACTTAACGGTGCCCGAATCGATCTCAACTACTCTCACAAAAAATATGATGAACTTACTGCTTACTCTGAATCAGTTAAAGACTGGGCTAAGGGTATGTACGGGGGAGCATCCATTACAAGTAACGTTCAACTAGTCAGACTTTTAGAAACTCTTGGAGCAGAAATTACAGAACTCACACCATCGGGTCAAAAGTCTGCTTCAGCTGATCAGCTCAAAAAACTAATTATTGATGGAAATCCGCAAGTAAGAGAGCTGGCAGAAATTGTTTTAAAACAACGTAAAGCTGACAAGCTTGCTAGCACCTACTTCTTAAATTTTATTAATGATAACGTCAATGGATTTGTACACCCGTCTGTAAAAACTATGGGTGCCCGTACTGGACGTATGTCTATCACGGCTCCCGCTTTGCAGACTCTACCTAAGGGTGATGACACTGTACGTCGTGCGTTTCTACCTAAGGACGATGACCACGTAATTATTACTTCGGACCTTGATCAGGTAGAGTTTCGCATGTTTGCATCTTTATCTAAAGATCCAAACCTAATTAACTTGTTCAACCTTGCCGATGCAACTGGCTCTGATCCTTTTACCGAGATTGGTCGAGAAATTTATCAGGACCCATCAATGGTTAAGTCTGACAAGCGTCGTAATCTAATCAAAGGTGTAGTCTATGGACGCCTTTATGGTGCAGGTGTTGCTAAGCAAGCTTTGACTGCCGGTGTTCCGGAAGAGCAAATGCGTGCTGTATCTAATGCTTTTGATGAAAGATTCCCCGGAATGATCTCGTTTCAAAAGGAAATCGAAGATATTGGTATGCGTAGACTTCGTGACGAGGGTCAGGGATATGTTCATACATGGACCGGACGTCGCTTGCCTTGTGACGAAGATCGTGTATATACTCTGGTTAATTATCTAATTCAGGGTGGAGCAGCTGAGGTATTTAAGGCAAACTTAATCAAACTTGACAGAGCTGACTTAACCGACTATCTTATTGTTCCAGTACATGATGAAATAGTTCTCAATGCACCGCGTAGCGAAGCTGAAGAAATTAAAAATCTTGTACGTGAATGCATGACAACCCGAGATGGTTGGGCAGTACCCCTAACTGCTGACGTAGACGGTCCACTAAATAACTGGGGAGAAAAGTATAAATAATGACAACACGAGTAATACTTTCAGTAGATCCAGGTAAAGCTAG